GAGAGATATACAGTGGGGGAGACATGAATAGATATGTAAAAGATGTTGCAGCGTTTTGTACAAAATTCGGCTGGAAACAAGCTAAATCTCCTTCCATTCCAAAAGTTCGTACGGACCTAATTACTTTTAGAATTAAGTTTATTGAAGAAGAACTTCAAGAATTAAAAGTAGCAATTGGGGATAACAATACCGCTGATGCACTTGATGCATTAGTGGATTTAACGTATGTTATAATAGGCACCGCATGGTTATTTAACTTGCCATTCGATGAAGCCTGGAGAGAAGTACATAAAGCTAATATGAAGAAGGTGCGTGGTAAAACAAAACGTTCTATGTATTATGATTGTATTAAACCAAAAGGGTGGACTGCTCCAAATTTACAAAAGTTATTAAAAGGAGGAAAAAAATGATCTTTGATTGGTTAAAAGCATTTGCAAAAAGAATACATAAAAGACTTTTTAAAGTTACATTATCTAAAAATTGGAATCCAATACATAAAGAAAATGAAGTATTTTTTTTGTACACTAATGAACCACCAACGCAGGAGGTATCATGATAAATTTAGGTATATTCAAAATCAGAATAGAATCATGGAGTAAATGGATTTGGATAACTGTTAACAAATATAAGGATGAAGTTATTATTGATTTTGGATTTTGGAGATTATACATCTTCAAATAAATAATATTTAATGGGAAAGCGAAATGAATAAAGGAGAGAAATTATTAAAACAAATTGATTTGTTCAGGCATTTTTATCCAGAAATGCAAGCACAAACAATGTGTATTTTTTTGCAAATTGCTCGTGTATATCCGAAAGAATTGCCAATGACAGAGTTGTCAAATTTAGTAGGTATTACACAAGCAAGTTGTAGTCGAAACGTAGCACTACTATCATCATGGACAAGGTATAGAACTAAAGGTCCGGGTTTAATAGTGGCAAGCGAAGATCCTTTTGAACGACGTGCAAAGTTAGTTAAACTAACACAGCGTGGACATAAACTATATAAAGAAATCGGAGGTATATAATGGCAGTAAGACCAAGAGGAAAAGATTCATATCAAGTAGATGTTACTCATAATGGTAATCGATTTAGAGAAACATTTACGGGATCTGAAGGTAATGCGAAGATAATTGAGGCTGTTGTATTAGACAGTCTCAAACAAGGTCGTAATGTTAATGAAGCAATTCGTAACTTAAGTCCTTCTTCGCGTCAAAATCTATCCATGAGTGGATTATTTACACAAACAGTTAATCGTTACTGGAGTGATGTAGAAACTAAACAATTATATAATGCAAATATAGTTGTAGATCTTGTGGGTAAAAATACTAACGTAAAGGATATAGATGAAAATGTCATAGATGAACTAATTAGTACGTTAAAAGATCAAGGGAATAGTAACGGTACTATTAATCGTAAATTGGCAGCATTATCTAAAATGTTGACTTTTGCACATAAAAGAAAACTAATCCCATCTAAACCATACATTGAATGGTTAAAAGAAGGCAAAGGGCGTAAGCGATGGTTTACGCCCTCTGAAGAAGCTATGTTAATAAAAATTTTAACACAAGCTGGTTTTAATTACTTTTGTGATTTTGTTATTATCTTAATTGATACAGGATTAAGAAAAACAGAATTATTAAAAGCACAAAAAAGAGATATTGTTGATGGAAAATTATCTGTTTATGATACAAAAAACGGAGATCCAAGAACAGTACCTTTAACTAAAAGAGCACAAAGCATATTTGATAAATATGATGGTGATATACCTTTTGCAGGAATAAGTGATAACGATATTCGATTCCAATGGAATTACGCAAGAGAATTAATGGGTATGGCTAAAGACAAGGAATTTGTCTTACATGCTTGTCGTCATACATGTGCATCAAGATTAGTACAGAGAGGTATCTCTTTATTAGTTGTTAAAGAATGGTTAGGACATAAGTCTTTAACTCAAACTTTAGTATATGCTCACTTGGCACCAAACAATTTACAAGAGGCTGTAAAAGTGTTAGACAGCGAAATTGGTTAGGCCTCGTGGTGGAATGGTAGACACAATGGACTTAAAATTCATGCCCTTTTGGGAGTGCCGGTTCAAGTCCGGCCGAGGCTACCAAGTTGTGACTAAACTGGTGACAGATTGACAGATTTGTGACCGAAAGGCAGGAATATTTGAGGGCTGATATAAAAAGCACAAGACTTAAAATCATTAATGTGGATAATACATTAGTGTATCAATCAATATCAGCCTTCATTTGTATTAAGAAAACCTAATTATACATTAGTGTATTAATTAGATAAATAAATATAAATTGTGACATTAACTTGTGACGGGAAGGCAGACACATGAGATATAATAAAGAGCGCAGACAATTAGAGCTTGAAGAAGAATCTCGATTAAATGGCGGAAAAAGAACAAGCGATAGAGATATAAAACATATAGAAAAGAAATCAGAATCTTTAACTCCATACGGTAAACGTATAACTTCAGCTACAGTAAAAGAAGTTGGTAAAGGAATTGATGAACGATTAGCTGTTGTACAAACAGGACCAAAACTAATATCTGATGAATTACTTAAATTAATAGATCCATTAGTTGCAGCAACTATCACTATACGATTTATAATAGATGCAATAAGTACAAAAGATAGAAAATTTACTGCTACTGCAATTGCATTAGGTGGTAAAATAGAAGATGAAATATGGTCTTCTGGTTTGTATGATAAGGAACCATTTTTAATAGATAAAGTTATTAAAGATATTGAAAGTCGTTCAGTACATTATGGTTATAAAAAATATAAATTAAGCCAACAACAAGAAAAAGTTGGATATCAATGGACACCTTGGACAACAAGAGAAAAACTACATGTAGGTGAAGCATTATTTCAGGTATTTATAGAAAAAACTGGTTTAATTAGTATTAAATCAAAACCATATAGAGGCAAAACTTATAATGTTATTGTAACAGAACCAAAAACTTTGGAATGGATAAACAATTCTAAAAAGTTTAATGAATTTTTAAATCCAGAACATTTTCCGATGATTGTACCACCAACTGACTGGACTAATCCATTTAATGGTGGTTACAGAAAAACTAAAGGAATATATTTAGTTAAAGGACATCGTATAACTTCACATATGAATTATTTAGAAGAACTAAAACAATATGATATGCCTGAAGTATACAATTCTATTAATGCATTACAAAAAACAAAATGGAAAGTTAATAAAAATATTTTGTTAGTTTTAAATACTTGTTATAATTATGGTAATAGAAGTAGAGGTAAATTAATTAATAATGAATTATTAGATTTACCACCAAAACCACATAATATTGGAACAGATAAAGTTGCATTAAAAAAATGGAAATCAAAAGCTGTTGCCGTATACACAGCAAATGAAAGAACTAAATCAAAACGTTTAGCATTAGCAAAAACAATTTACTTAGCAGATAAATTTCAAAAAGAAGAAGAATTATATTTTGTATGGACTTTAGATTTTAGAGGACGTGCATATCCAGTACCACCATATTTGAATCCGCAAGGACCAGACTACGCAAAAGCATTATTATTATTTGGAGATGGATTAAGATTAGGTGCTGATGGAGTACGCTACCTTGCAATACATATTGCTAATTTATATGGTAAAGATAAATTATCATTAGATGATCGTGTTAAATGGACACATGAACATTCAGATATAATAAAAAAATGTGGTGATGAACCATTTAAAAATAATTTTTGGGAAGATGCAGAAGAACCTTTTCAATTTTTAGCTGCGTGTATTGAATGGAGTGGTTACTTACAAAAAGGTGAAGATTTTATTTCGTATTTACCTGTTTGTTCTGATGGTTCTTGTAATGGTCTACAACATTTTTCAGCAATGTTAAGAGACGATGTTGGTGGAGAAGCCGTTAATTTATTACCTTCAGATAAACCAAAAGATATTTATGGAATGGTATCTGATGTTGTAGAAAAAAAATTAGACAATGATGAATCAGAAAAAAAATGGATTGCAAGTGAATGGAATGAATATGGTATTGATCGGAAAGCTTGTAAAAGATCTGTTATGACATTGCCATATGGAAGTACAAGATATTCTGCAACAGAATTTGTAGATGAATATATACAAAAACGTATAGATAATAATGAACAATTAGAATTTCAAAACAGACAACAAGCTGCAATATATTTAGCTGGTAACATATGGGATTCAATTGGTGAAGTAGTAGTTAAAGCACCAGAAGCAATGAATTGGTTACAAAAAGTTGCAAGATTATGTGCAGAACAAAAAACACCTGTCTTTTGGTTAACACCGCTTGGTTTTCCAGTACGACAAGCTTATTATTCACAAGCAGAAACAGTTCTTAAAACAAGAATGATGGGTAGAATTAGAATTCGGTCGACAACAAACAAAGTAGATAAAAGACGACAAGCAAATGGTATATCACCAAATTTTGTGCATTCACTTGATGCTACTGTTATGTTGTTAACTGTAGCTTATGCTAAAGAAAAAGGCATAGTGGATTTTGCGATGGTCCACGATTCTTTTGGAACTCATGCAGCAAATCAAGGTAAACTAAATAAATGTTTACGTGAAGCGTTTGTTGATATGTACACTAAAGTAGATCCATTAGAAGTTTTTCTACAATATGCGCATGCATTAATACCAGAAAAACATCATCACAAAATACCTGAATTACCAACAAAGGGTAATTTAGATATTAATAAAGTGTTAGAGGCGGACTATTTTTTCTCTTAATCTATACACTAGTGTATTAATAGGTACACATATTAGAACATAAGACACTAACAAAAAGAGGACAATTATGGACGATAAATATATGAAACTTGTTACACCAAAAGGGGTCGCTAAATATCCGTGGCTTACAAAAGCGGATACGAAGTTTAATCCAGATGGAGTATACAAAACAGATCTTCTACTC